AAGATAGTATTCAGCTACCGTTTGGCGTTCCTTGGCCAGTGATCCGTCATGTATATGTTCTGAATTGGAGATGGCTTTTTCGAGGATAGTAGCGAGTTTTTCATCGCTCATTCTCTTTGCCATTCGGTTTTCCTTAGATTGCTTCGACGTAGTGATCCGCCGTCAGTGTTATGGTCTTCCAAATCCCAGCGTGAATGTGGTTAGCGATTGCCAAAGACATTACGCAGTCATCGTGGTTGCCTTCTTCGGCTTCCAGCTTTCCACTCTCCTTGACCACATACGTCAGCATCTCCTGCAGCGTGGTCCGGTCGTTGAGTTGGATTTCACCCTTCCTTATAGATGCTCTTAGGTCATCAATGATCATGGGCTTGGTCTTGGCGTTGGTCTGGAACCCTAGGTTCGGAGTCTCAATGTCCGTCATCTTGTCCTCTTGGACATTCGTGAAGACATTCGAGTAGTTCCAGAACTTGAACAGCAGGTTCACTGTCAACAGACCATGGTTGTTGCTTTCCACGGCGATCTTGGCTTCGTTGTAGAGGGTGCCTAGACGGAACAGGACTTCAGCATAGTAGTCGGGATGCACATGGCCCCGCCACACAGCTACCTGCCGCTTTTGGCTGTCGAGGATTTGAGCAACGCTGTAGTCCCCTCCCCTCACACCCATGGCCACGTCAGCGCCGATGTAGTAGGTCTCACCGGGGTCTATGGGATGGTATTGAAGAAGTTCGCCTTGGGTATGCTTTTCCCAGCGGTCCAAAACAAGGGCCAGACGCTCCTTTGGATTCAGTCCAAGGGACATCCTTTCGGTGATATGGACCGGATCGAAGACAGGCCGACCAGTGGTCAGAAAGGCTTCTTCGGGGAACGCGGGGTATTCCTGCTTGAACAGATCAAGGCCGTTCTGATTGACCTTCACACGTCGCCAATACATCTGGTCGTCAATGAGGTCTGTGTCATAGGCCGCTTTGACCTTGGCCACGATCTTGTCTTCTTCAGGGGTCCTTTGGAAGCCTTCGGGGGCTGGTCTACGATACTCAGGGTCGAGGAACCATGGAATGAACACGGGGACGTATCCGTTGTTTCCATCCACAGCGCCTTTCCACATCTCGAAGAATGGGCCGACTACGCCGTTAGCGGTGCTTTCAATGTAGACCTCTGTGCCATCTTCGTCAGGAATTGACTGAAGGAGGCCGTTAAGGTTTTCCCGTGCGGTGCTTTCTTTCCAGAATGCGAGTTCCGACAAATGGGCATGGGTGATGGTTTCGCCACGAGCAATGCCATCGCCACCAGCCGTTGCCACCATATACGAACTGTCCAGTTTATCAAAAACCAGTTCCTTCTTTGATGAATAGGATGTTGAGGGGCGTAGAATTTCAGGGACGTTCTCATGATACCGTTTGGTCATGTTGAACAGGGCCGTGGTGCTGTCGGACTTGTGGGTCACAACAATGGCTTTCTGAGCCTCTGATTGAGACACGCCATGATACAACTTACCACCAACATAGGTGGACAGACCTTGCTGACGGGCCTTCAGGATGATGACCCTTACACGGCCATGCAATCTGATGCTCTCGTCTACAGCAGCTTGGAGTTTCCATTGTGCGTGGTTCAACGCAAACGGAACAATCTTAGCCTTCTTCGTCCTGATCTTCAGAGCCTTAGTGGCGTAATAGGGAAAGTCTTCCTTCAGACGCCTACGAACCTCAACCATTGCGGTTTGAGGGTCTTTACTCATGCAGAGAAATTTCCTCCCAGTCTTCCCAGTCATCCCCAAACTCAGCTTCGATTTGAGCCAGTTCCTTGTTGGAGTGTTCCAGTAGGATATTGGTGTCGGCGGAACGCTTCTCCCTACGGGCTTCGAAGTGCTTCCCTGCACCACGCTCAACGGGCTGCATGGGCTGCTTGAAGTCGATTTCCTTGTATTCGTCCTTGGCCAGTTCCAAGAGCCAGTCTTCCGGCTTCATTTCGGTCGTGGTCGTGTGGTTGATGCTGGGGGCTTTCGAGTGGGTGTATCCTGCCAACTCCTTGAGAGCGGTAATCTGTTCTTTCGGTGTCAGACACCCTGACCGGATCAGACATTCCATCATCCACAATGGGTTGACTTCAAGTCCTGTGCGTTCCCGTGCTTCGTCGTTCAGGAACTTGTAGTTATCCGGGGATACCATTTTGGTTGCTTCGTTCATGCGATGCTGAACCTCTTGTTGGGACATCCCATACTTCCACTTCCGATTACTCCGTTTCTTGATGAACAGATTGATCTTTCGGGCAAGGTCGTATTGAGGGTGGTCGATGTCGTGTAGGCCCACCTTGGGGCGATCTTCAGGCTCAATGCCATACTCTCGGCAGGCAAGGGCCACGATGTCGTCTTCAGTGTATTCGGGATGCTCAAACCATTCAGTGAGCAAGCGTCCGGTCCTGAGACACATATCTGGTTCTGTTGGTGTCATTTAGTTCTCTCCGCGTCCCCCCTCCTTTGGATCAGTCCAAGGGAAGGGGGTATTTTTTTTGTTAAGACAAGGCTGTTGGCACTTGCTGTGTAGGCACTTGTGGAACGGCCTGACGGTTCATGATGATGGAAGGGTCGCCTCCTTCATCCACGAACTCTTTCAACGTGATGCCGTTGTCTTGAAGGACGTTCAGAAAGATGTTGTAACCTTCGTCGCCCATCTCCTGCATGACCTTGACCCATGTGTCCTGACCCCTTGGGGCGTCCGAAGGATGGAACCCAAAGCTGTCGTGGATAGGGTTGAAGGTCTTCATATCGCCCATCCGATTGGCAACCTCTCGAAGGACATAGGCGTCCATCTGGTGAGCCATGAAGGCTGCGAGGCCGCGACCGGCAAGCTTGGTCTCAGGGGTCCTAACTCCAAGGTCCACGACACGACCGTCACCCAGTGGAACCGGGGTAGTCTTGAATGTCGGTGTTTCTTTGAAGCTATAGGAGAGAGGGACACCATCTTTGGCTGTCACCTTCACTTCTGTGTCACCCCGTTCCCGAACGATCTGGGAAACGGTCTCTGAGAATTGCAGATACTGACGGACTTCTGGGAACAGGGTATTCATCTCCCTGACCAACTCCCGGCTCATGCGGGCATACATGTTGGTCGCATAGGTAGACGTGATGGCTTCGTTAGGTGTCTCGTAACGGAGACCCCCGGCGTTCCATCCCCCTCTCATTCCTTCAGCAGTCTCTACGATGAACTTACCATCGACTTCCTTGACCCGGCGGCGTGTGGTCTTCTCAGACTTCACATCCCCGTTGACATCGTAATGAGCGTCCACGAACACAGCCCCATCTTCGGACTGCATGGCTGTGGCTATATCTGGATCAATCGTGATCAAGGCTGGATCAGCCCCTACTCCGAATATCTCAGCATCCCCAGCGATGTCCTCAAGGACCTTCTTGAACGCCTTCTTGCGGCTGTCGAACTCGGCAGCATACAGGTAGGTCCCAATGGGTCCCTTGAACAGCTTTCTCAGCTTGGACGTTGGGAGGTCCAAGGCAGCGAGTTCAGGGATACGTTCAGCCACCCCAAGGGCAGGGCGGATGTAGATGTCAGCAGCTTCACCTGTGTCAGGATCACTGTTGGCCAAGGGAAGCAAGCCTGTTTCCTTGAGGATTTTGGCGTTACCCATCAACATGCCTACGTTTTGGTAGGCGTTGTTCTTGGCGTCCAACTGGACAATGAAGTCGGTCGAGTAGTTCTCGGCCATGTCAGCTTGGACATCATCGTCCATGAGAAGGTCAGTGTCCGATAGCTTGGACTTGTCTTTGTGACGCTCTCTCGACCATGCCACCATATCCTTGACTTCATGAGCGGCGTTGAGAACTTGGAAGAACCCTTCACCATCGTCAATCATCTCTTGGATGCCTGTGGAATTGCCTTTGCTGGACTTCATCGTGTTGCGGCCCATAGGGTCATCCGCAAACCGGACCAGCTTGTCCACAAGGTCATTGTCAAAGATGGCAGACCGCCTGTAAGCGGGAGCAAGCTTGTCATAGCCTAGGAGGTTCCCAAGACCGTGCATCAACATCTTCAGACCATTCTCACCACCAAGAGCGTGACGCTCCGGGGCGCGGACCAGACCCTTCATCATGTCCCCGGCTTGGGTATGAGCCAAACCGTTGTTGGAGTAGATGCGGCCATTACGTCCAGCCTTCCATTCCTGACTGATCAGGTTTGACGGGCGGTCATCGGACTTCCCAAGCTGGTAGGTCAACTGAGCGAAGGTCCTGAAGGGTGACTGGTCGGGTTTCCCAAGCTTGTTCTTAGGGAACAGAACTTGTCCGATTGTGCCAACCTGCTTTGAGCCAGTGCCTGTCATGCCTTTTTCCAACTGGGTCAACATCCCGTCATGGATGGCAACCTTGGTGTGTCGGAGTTGGTTCAGTATGTTCAGCAGCGGTGTATGCTCACCTGTAACCTGATCATTCGGGATACCCTTGAACGCCTTGAACGCGCCGTTGGACAGGTTCGTAGGCGTGTAATCAACTTCTGGTCCATCCAGAGGAACCACCTTGTCCTGCCATTTGACTGCCTTAGCAATCTCCAAGCGGTCCTTAAGGGGTCCTGCGGGGAATTCCAGCATGACTACATTCGGGGTCTTCCCGTCTTCTGTCTTAGCTACCTTCTGGTCATGTCGAAGCAGCGTGTTGCCCTTCTTCATGATCCGCTTGACTTGACCTTTTTGCTCCATCTTATCCAGAGCGGTATTCACAATCCTCGCTGCGACATCTACGGGGATGTCATTCTCAGCCGAATAGCTATCTACCAACTGGTTCATGGTCAGATGGGCGGAAGCTTGCTCATAAATCATCCGCTCTACGCGGCCCTCTGCGTGAGGGGGAAGCTTTCGCATGTAGTCGTTCAAGCTGTCACGGTAATTGTCAGCCAGATCATTGAAGTAGTCCATCTCGTCCAGACGTTCATCCAGACGGTTGGCCAGTGTTTTCCGCTTCTGTCGCTCCTTGGCCGTCTTCGGAACTACTGGTTCCTTGGCGTCTTGGATTTCCGTTGCGGGTGCCTTGGACTCGTCCAAAGAAGGTTCTTCAGGGGTCTTAGGGTTCTTCAGTTTGTCCAGAGCCTTGTCAGCCTTGGTCTTCTTGGGTTCCGGGGCCACGTCCTTGTTGGCGGGCTTTTTCCGGGTCGCCTTTTTCTTCTTCTCTGCTAGAGCCTTTTCCTTCTGATCCTCAACCGGGTCCACAGCCTGACGTTCGATCCTGACATCGTTGCCAATGGCGGCAAGAGGGGTCATGTTGTCGAACCAGAACTTCTTCTGAACCGGGTCATCTGCGAAGATCGTGTCGAGACCTTCGCGGAGCGTTGAGAAGCGGTCAGAGGCCGTCATGTCGGGACGGTTCAATCCTTCAGTCAGCATATGCAAACTGGCAAACTGATTGCTCGGCATTTTGCCTTGGACCTTATCCAAAGCAGCTACGACCTTCTTGTAACGGATGTCACCTTCGGTTGCCTTCTGCTTCCTACGGCTGGTCGTAGTCTTGAACCTGTCGTTGGTCATCTTGGCAACGAGGTCATCCACATTCACAACCGTTTCAGCCTTGGGCTTCTTTGGTGTGTAGGGCTGGGCCACATAGTCGGGATTGGCCTTCTGACGGACCAGTTCCTGAAGCTTGAAGGCTTCTTTCTTGTTGGCCCGGAACCAATCAGGATCGTTCTGGAACCGTTGGACGACTTGGGGATCAATGACGCCTTCCTGTGCCAGAGCCTGAAGGACAGGGCCTGTTTCAGAAGGTTTCAGTCCCGTGAAGTGTTGCATCATCCGGTAGGTCTCGAAGCCATTCCCTTCTGGGATTTTGTCCGTGGCAAACATCTGTTGCGTGATGGTTTCGTCCATCTTCCGCAGCCACGATTGCTTCTGAAGGTTCCGGTCTGTAGCGGCCTGCTTGATAGCCGAAGTCTCGGCCTGCTTGGCTTGCTTCGCAGCGGCCTTCTCAGCCTGTTTGACCTTTGAGACTTCCAAGAGGATGTCATCGGCGGTTCGGCCATTGAACTCAACAGGTTTGACCCCAGAGCGATCAACACTCTCAACGAAACGCTTCACACGAGACCGACGATTGGTCAGCCTGTCAACGCCTCTGGCAGTCCGGTTAATACCAATGAGCGGGGCCATGGTCATAGCGGGCGCACCACTGGTCAGACCATGGGCGGCGGCGAAGGCACCGAACGCGGAGTTGTTCCTTGGGTCCGTAAGGTCCAGCTTCTTGGTCAGCTTTGAGAAGCCCCCAACGTCGCCATCGGAACCTTTCGTGAAGGACTGGATCGTGTCAATTTCTTTCAGGACCGACTGAAGCCGTGCTACGTCATCAACCTCTGGCATGGCTCTACGAAGACGCTCAAGGGCGTAATCGGAGGTCGTTGAGCCTTGGTGGCTCTTGATCTTGCCTAGGGCGTTGATAGCCGCTGTGGCTTCCCTGTTGGTGTCTATCTTGGCCAGCTTGCGGAGGTCACGGGACAGGAGTTCAGCTTCTGCACGGGCTTCTCTCAGGGCGGCGTTGGCTGCACCTTTGGCAGAGCCTTCACTGTCCGTATTGACGTTCCCGATTACGGCCATGTCCTGATCAGCGTGATTCTTGATGCGCTGGGCGGCAGATGCTTCTTCGGCGGAGAACTCACCGGAGTCGTAGCGGATTTTGTCAGAGACTACCTTCGGGGCCTTTGCGACTCCTTCGGTTGTCTTTGAGACTGCACCACCCACCAAGAACGATTCTGTCAGGCGGTTTCCGATTTCTTCCGGGACATACTCACCACCTTGGATAGCGGTGTTCCCGATGATCAGACCCTCTTGGGCTGCTTCCTGAAGACCTTCCTTTGTGAAGGACAGAGTGAACCCGGCTCCACGGCCCATCGGCAGGAGTTCTACCAGACCAGATGCGACGGCGGTTCCCAAGTCACTCAGGGTTGCGTCAGGGTCTACACCCTTCTCAGTTTTCTCTTGTCGTGTCTCACCAAGGGCCTGAAGGGTCCCGGCTAGGGTTGCTACCCCACCGACCGTTAAGGCCACTGGTGCGCTTGCTGTGGCGGCGAGAGAGGCTACTGCGCCCGTCCCTACCGAGGGGGCTGACTCGGCACCTGCGTAGACCAGCGACTTTGCGGCCTCAACGGGGTCGAGTTCCTTAATGTTCTTCCAGACACCATCTGCGTTGTCAGGACGTTGATAATTCCTGCGGTGGATGTCTGCGTTGTTTTCTTCGACTTGGCTTCGACCAGCTTCTTCAAGCCAGTTCATGCCAGTCATCTCACCAAGGGATTGAAGACCACCACCGATGTTCCGGCCAGCATTATCCCAGCCATAGGTCAAAGCCCCACCAATGCTGTCATCGGCTGGGTTCTGGATTGGCTCTTGCGCACCAGCAAGTTCGGTCTGAAGGCGGCGATATTCCGCCCCCAGAACCTTGACGTGTTCGTCGTTACCTGCCTCATGCGCCGCCATGATACCGGCCTCAAGCCGTTTCAGTTGGTCGGACATATAGGTTCCTTAGAGGCCCTGCTGTCTGAGAATGTCCTCAATATGCGGAGCCAGTTGAAGTTGTGGTTTGTTGTCTGCATTGGACGAGTCCAAGACACCGGATTCAGGCTGTCCCAAAGTGGCCCAATCGAACTGCTCGTTGCCCAGATCATATTGGTCATCAATGACACCAAGGAGATAAGGGGCAGCACTACCGGCAGAGCCAGCCATTGCCTTAAGCTGGTTCCTGCGGGTCTGCTCTTTGAAGCGGACTGTGGCCGGGTCGTCACCGGGGTTTGGCAAGAAGGCCGCACCGTAGTCACCGATTTCCACACCAGTATAGGCAGCACCCGTATCGTTACGGAGGACGGCCTGAAGATACTGAGACATGGCAGACTGGGCTATGCCAGTTACACCAGCGTCTTCCAGAATGGCGTTCAAGGTGGACCCTGTGACGGACTGTTGGGCGTTCTGAGAGGCCCACCGACGCAAGCCTGTATCAAGGCTCGTCATCTGTTCAGGCGTCATGTATTCAGTCACCTTTTCGATGTCACGAGTGGCTTGGATAGCACGGCGTGTGTAGGTATAGACCTTCTGTTCGCCTTCACGGCGGAACTCGAAAGACGGGACACCTTTCTCAGACACATAGGCGGCGTTGGGGATGCCACCGGCACCTTCTTCGACTGCGGGTCGAGCGCCACGGCCAGCGATGTTCCAATCCTTCATGATCGAACCTGCTGGGACCCATCCTTCACCTTCCGGGTTCGGGACCATGTATTCACCGTTCTGGATTTTCCCTGCCAGCACCATTTCATCGCCTGTCTCCGGGTCTCGCCCAAAGATGCTGAATGGTCTGGAATAGGACCCGGCGTTTTGCTGTCGGGTTTCCATAGATGCACGGTCCTTCTCACGCTCGGCAGACCGATAGGCTCGGTCACGATTGGATTGGTCTTCTTTCCAATCCCACTGTGCGTTGATGCCGTTCACTTCGTCACGGGTCTGGTTCTCTTGGTTCATAACCCCACGCATGTTGTCGTAGGCTGCACCGAGGCCAGAGGCCCAGTCGTCACCAGACAGGAGACCAGAACCAAGGGCCAAGAGTCGGTCCCCATAAGCTGAATTACTCATTTCCGGGGCGATCTTACTCTTGAGCCATCCTTGCTCACCCTTTGACTGATCCGGGAAGATTTTCCCCCAGAAGTCGTCAGGGACCGTGTAGTCCTGATCCTGAAGGCGGTCAGGCATGGGCATGTTGGGACCAGACCCTGAGAGCATCCCAGAACCTTGACCACCTAGAATTGTCTCGACGTAGTTCCGGGTTTCTTCAGGGAGGCTGTCAAGATTTCCATCCCATTCATCCGCGTTGCCCGGTCCCCAGTTGTAGGCTACCAAGGCACGGCGGTCGTCACCATTGTAACGTCCCCGCATGGCTCCGTAATACTCAGCACCAAACCGGAGTTGTTCGTTAGGGTCCTCTACATTTGTCAGAGGGGATACCCCAAATCCGGGGTCTCGTGCCGTGTCGGGCATGGCTTGGGTCAGCCCAAAGGCTCCCTTTGGACTACGAGCGGAGGGGTTCCACCCACTTTCCTGATTGACCAATCGGCCAAAAAGGTTCGGATCAATCCCATGTTGGTTGGCATACTTGGACGCCATCATATTCAGACCCATTAGCCGAATCCTTTCATTGCGCCCATGCCGCCGATGACTGCACCGGCAATCTGTTGGAAGGGAGAAGCGGACTGGTTGATTTGTGTCTGGAACCCATTGGAACCGTAGTTACCACCGACGAGGCCCATGTATCGCTGGATCAGGTCTAGGTCTTCACGGCTCATGTCCCGGAGTCCATCAATCTCACCTTGGGCCTGACTTTGCAGCATCGACTGAGCGCCAAGAGCGCCGGTATAACCTTCCTGCTGTGTGGCCAGACCAGAACCAAGGAGACCAGCCCCTTGAGCGCCTGTTTGTCCTAGAGCCTGTTGGCCGACAAGGAGGTCCGATGTCTGTTGCATGTCCTGACCAATGGAACGGTTCATACCGTTCTCGTAGGCACTGCTTCGCATTCCAGAAGTTATGGTAGCGGCTCGGTCCATGGCGTCATCCATTGAGATAGCCTCAAGAGCGCCTGCACGGGTCGAGTTGATGTTGCCAGTTCCTGTGGCTCCTGCGTTGATCTGTCCACGGGACTCTTGGAAGCCCCTGTTCACGTCGCTGATTGCCCCGTCGATCTGGGTTTGAAGATAGGGGTTGTCGGCATATTGCCCTGCCCGGTCGATGATCTGACCAGTCCGGTCGGTCCCTGCCCGTGCATAGAAGTCTTGAGCGGCCTGTCCCGATTGAGCGACATTACCGACTGTGGCACCACCTTGGGTCATCATCTGATTACCGACGCCTTGGGCGGTGTTCATCCCTGTTGCGGTCAAAGCCCCGATAGCGTCAAGCTGGCCGGGGTTCAGATCGGCTGTGAAGTCCTTGATCTGGCCAGATTGGTCCAATGCACCATTGAGCGCACCGAGACCCTTGCTAAAACCTTCCTTCAGATACTGCTGCTGGGGACGCCAAGGGTTGCTCTCGAAGGGTGCTTGGACTTGTTCTGTTTTTGATTTGAATAGGCTTCCCATGGGGTTCCTTTGGATTTAGTCCAACGGAAAGAAGCGATATATCTCAGCCATATCCCCTGTGTCAGTTCGGGTGACATGATCAAATACGCCTCCCACCTGTCGGATGAATTTACGTTTCATGGGGTCACATGAGGGGGTCTGAAAGGCATAGACTGGGGCCTCAGACACCGTAGCCACTCTGGCTACTGTCTCAGTGAACACCTTGCGGAGTTCTTTGGTCCACGGGACGTGAACGTCGCTGTGTAGCATCCAGAAACCTTCATCCACCCATTCCCCTTTGATGTTGAATTCGGGGCGGTCAATGATAGGGAACAGCTTGGTCACGGCAGGCTTTCCAAGTGTTCTTGGATTTCGTCCACCGCTCGGACCAGCTTTTCAACAGCCGTGGTGATTGCTCTCAACTCTCGCTGAAGGTATTCTCTGTCGTTGCCCCCGATAGTGGGGGGAGGTGCCGCCAGATAGCGGCTTACCTCTTGTGTTCGGGTGAATGCCATATGTTACCTCTGGGCTATCACAAGGAAGTCAGCGTCATACCCACCGAAGCGGCATGAAGACCCTTCAGGGAATTCGATCTGCAAGTTCAGGTAGCGGTTGTTGATGCGGCAGTCATAGCGGTTTTCATTCCACGGCTTCATCGTAACCATTCTTCCCCACCGGATTGCTGTGTTCGCCCCGGAGGCTTCACCGATCTTCATCTTGATTGTCATTGTGTCGTCTGACGCAGCAAACTGAGGCACTAGCCTTCGGACCATCTTTCGCCCGTAGAGTTCAACCCCAAGGCCATCTAGGTCCTTGTAGAGCATCTGCCCCCAAGCACCCCAAAGGGTGTCGAGGTCTGCGGGGGCTTCCAACTGTCCATTGTCCAGCGGGTCCAGAAACAAGGGCTTCCCTGTGATGGACTTCCCTGTGTGTCCTGTGGACGCCAATAGGGTGACTGGTGGTGCATTGCTGTCGAGGGATTGCCAAGACATGCCCGACTGAGACCATGTGGTCAGTGCTGGGGCGGTCCAGCTAACCTCTACGACCGAGGCCGCACGAGTAGCACCAACGACCGAAGGCATGTCCACTGGGGACCATGTGTCAGAGCGGTAGTTGTAGACCCATGCCCGGTTACATCCGGGGACATCCTTGACCAGCCATGCAGCGTCCGAGGACTTTGATGGATAACAGAAACCAATCTCACCCATGACCTGATCGTGATACAGAAAGCATCGTTCGGCCTTGTCGAAGTCGATTTCATTCATGATCCGGGACAGGACACGACCATTGGCGATGGATCGCTTGGATAGACCATCGTGGACGTAGATGTCAGAGCGTCCGAAGACATACTGACGACCTTCCACGGTCACGGCGCAGTTAGGGGCCATGATACCTTGGTCATCAAAGATCATCTGTGTTCTGAAGATGAAGGGTTCCCCGATGTAGTCCATACGCCACGTCTGGGTCTCTCCAAAGATGATGAAGGCGTCCCCTAGGGTAGCCCCGTCAATCAGTGCATCGTCACAGTCGTTCAGGACGTTCTCACCGGCCAAAGAAGCCGGGTCAGTGACAGACCAGTTTGCGGGTGGTTGACCAGACTGGGCAGCATCAGACCACTTCACCATGCCGGGATAGGATACCCCACCCTTGGTCACGTTGAGGGCCACAAGGAAGTCCTTGAAGGTCCTGAAGGATGCACAGCGGTCCCCAGAGTCCCAGCTTGTCAGTTCCTGAAACAGCCCGTCACCGGGTTCCTTCCGGTAGACCGGGACATCGGTTTGTCTGTTCATGTAGATCAGACCACCAAGGTCTGTGATGGTAAGCTGGCTCGTGGAAGACCCAAGGCCCCCTGTAGGGGTCACATCTGTGGTGACGCCACTGAGGCTTTGTTCCATGGTGCCATCAGAGAAGACTGTCACGACCGTGCTGTCATTCTGTTGACCACCGGCCTCAAAGATGCCCGTAGGCTGCTTGGAGCCATAGTTGTAGGTGAAGTCAAAAGACTTGAAGACGGAATACCGGGATACGGAACCGTCTGCGAACCTGAGATTGGAAGCGTCTGTCCAACCCTCAAGTGGTAGGTCATGGGGAGGGATGTCCGTGATGACACCCAACTTTCCGATGCCCCTAATGGGTGTATTTACCACAGCAGAACAAATTCCACTTTCCAGACACCGGGCGGATTTGTGGATCGCCAGAGGTCATCCACAACCGTGCAGTGTGATGGTGACACCTTGTAACTGAGTAGTTTACTGACCCGGAACCTTGTCCCGATTGCGTCAGAACCAGACACAGTTTCATTGACTAGTGACACGGTGAATAGCTTAGGAACCCTACCAAACCCATGAGGCACAGACACGGTGGTCCAACCGATTGTTTCAGGCGGTATTTCGACCGTGATGATTTTTGGCGTCAAAGCATTGTTGACATAATCCTCTACCTTGTCATCTACATAGGTCTTCGTCACTTGAGCCGAAGCCACACGATCAGCGCGGGCATTATTCATGTCGTTGTTTGTGGCCAAGCGAACAACCCCATAGCCCCCTGTAGCAGCCTTGGGAAGCTGGTTCACAGGGACCTCCCCTTGGATGTCCCCAATGTCATGCGTATGGGCCAAAGGAGCGTAGGTGTCGGTGTGTAGATGACCAGCCAAGGCATAGTCACTCAGGCTCAACCAGTCCTTCATTGCTGTCTTGGTGATGTTGGTAGTTGGGCCAGCCACCCCAGTGACGTTCCCTTTGATCCGATTGGCCGGGGTCTCAACCACAGCGTTAAGGTCGCTATGGGAGGCCGACACGGCACCAGTCAGATTCGGGAAGGTATTCGAGATGGTGGACTTGATAAGCCGGATATGGTCATCCCCTTGGGCCACGTTATCGGCGGCGGTAGGATTGGACGATACCAGAGAGTCGATGTAGGTGCCTTCTTCGAGGGCCATGGGATTTCCTTTGGATTGGTCCAAGGGACACCCCCTTTGAGGGAGTCATCAAGATTCCTTTAGGAGTCTCAATGGCTCTCCTAGGAGTTCCCTTGTGCTATTCTTGTGGGGTTTGTTCGGGAGGCCATTGGTAGACCCCTTGGTCCACCCAGCCCTGTATCCAAGCGCGGATGTCGAATTGACCTACGTCATTCTGATCGAAGGTCTGCAACAGGTTTTCCGTCGAGTTTGCCCCCTGCTCCCAATTCTCCACTTGTTCCTCTAGGAAGTCGATTAGGTGGCGTTCAGGGGTCGTTGAGGCGGGATCGTAGGGGGTTCCAAGGAGTTCTTGGTGGATTGCGTCTGCGAGTTCTTCTGAGGGGATCATGGTCTCTCTTTCAGGGGCTAAGTTATTGAATAATAATAACAACAATAATAACCCCGCTTTTTGAAGTCAAGTTTTCTCGACCCCGACCCCCTTCTAGCCTTTGGGCCATTTTTAGGGCAAAACTTGATGAATGATTAAGTAGGCGGTGGAGAAAAGCCCAATGATTTCAATAGGTTACAAGGTGTGTGTGTGTGGCTGTGTCAGTCTGTGTATCAGACACATATAACGGTTGGGGTTATCATATAGGACCAAAGCAGGGTGTCGCGCTGTCGCCATCATGGAGACCAAGAAACCCAGAAAATGCCTTTTTGGGTGCTGTAACCTCTTGAAAAGCGGAGACAATTTATGACCTACACAGTAGATAAGAACGGCCTTGTGACCCTCAAAGACACCCGTAAGGGCCAAACCAAAGGCTGACCCAAGCCTGCAATCACATGGCATCATCTGAATTCTCGGATGGTGCCTTCTACTATGAGTAGACTTCAAGGTCTTTTGGCATTTCTGCCTTGGACTAATCCAAAGGAAACCCTATCATGACCAACACCAACACAACCGCCAACGCCATCACTGAAGCCCTGAACGAGGTTACTGAAGCCATGACCACTGAGACCCCCAAGAAGCCGACCCGCAAAGCACCCGCAAAGCCTGCCGCAAAGAAGACCACCAAGAAGACCCCGGCCAAGGCTGCACCCAAAGCAGAACCAAAGGCAAAGCCTGAAGCACCTGCAAAGCCTGCCCCTATCAAGATCATGTCTGAAGCTGGCCACGAATTCGCCCTTAAGGACGGGGCAGACATCAAGGCTATTCAAGACAAGGCTGCTGAAGTCGCCAAGGCTGCACAAAGCATCGCAGACAAGGACAGTGACCTGTTGTCGTCCTACATGGCCCTTGGTGAATTCGCATCATCTGTCGCCCCGATGTTTGCCAGCACCAAGCTATATGGCCAGTTTCTCGCTGAGACTGCCCCCGCATCGCAGACCCTTGACCCTGCTTTGCGTTCCAACTGCAAATGGCTCTATGAAGCCCTCAATGTTCCCGGTGCCGATGGGTCTGACCTGTTGTCAGTCCTTGGTGGTATCAATCGCATTGAGGACTACAAGTCAGGCAACCCGACCGTCATCAAGCGGAACTACAAGGAAGCCGTCAAGAAGGCTGAAGCCCTCAACAAAGCCACTGAGAAGGGCATTAGCACTGAGAACGAGGACGAAGCCATCAAGGAAGTGTCTGACGCTGAGAAGGCTGCATCCGAACGCAAGATGAAGACTGCTATCACAAAGGCTGTCAATAACCTTGTCCGGTATGCGTCGGCACAACCTGAAAAGGATGATGCTATGGCTGAAGTCGGTGACATCCTTAAAGAAATGCTCAACGAACACAAAGGGTTT